CCGTTTACGTGTTCCACGACTATTCTGTGAAGCTGAATTGCTGAATGATGTTGTTGCTATCCGCGAAGCACGATATTTCCATATCTGGGATAACGAAGTCATCGTTCTTGAAGTCCATAGAAAGCTTGGTAGCGACACAGGCGGGGAACTTCCTCCACATGGTTCGACCGTTACGCTTGACAAAGAACTGAGCCGAGAAAACTGGCACCTGTCCCATCTGGAGATTCACGATAGACAGAAGCTTCCCGGCCGCCGGGTTGGTCGAATTGCTGTACTGATACGAAATGTAAGCCGTCTTGTTCACGTCAATAGCTGAGAACGTGTAGGTCGCGCCTGACAAGGAATACTGTCCAGAAGTCGGGCTCGAGGCGACGCGGGTAAACGGCACCAAGTTACCGTCAGCAACACCCAGATCAGCAACAAACGTACTGGTCCCACCGAACGGAGCCGTAGGCGTTATTGCGATCGAAGCGGTCAGCGAAGTCCCGGCCTGATCCCCGTACAGGGCATCGTAAGCCGCGGTCAAGGTCTGCCCGTAGTAGATCGAATTGAACAATTCCGCATTGACGAATGCTTGCTTGACCTTGATCATCAGCTTCGACTTGCCCCGTCCGATGTCCACCGGATACTGCAATGCGCCATACAGTTCCTTGTTCTCGGCCGAGTCTTCAATGGTTACGTCCTGAACGATACCGAACTGAACCGGAGAAGCGATAGCAATAGCATTGCCACTTCCATCGTAAGACGGCGTTGCGAAAAGAACCCCTGCACCAAAATAGTCAATTGCCATGATTAGCTCCTAAGCCTTCCGGCTCTGCGTGATGTCCAATGGTATAAACGTAGCCACCACCTGCTACGCGCTCTTTCTTGATCGTGACGCCTCCCGGCCCGGCTTTCATGACGAGACCATGAAGGGCTGCGAATATCGCCGCACCCGCGGCGCCTGGTACTGGAATCTTGGGACTGTCATCTGCCCTCATGGGATAAGAATGGTGATCGGTACGCCAACAATGCTGTAATCCTGGAGCAAGCCTTCTCCGGTAACGACCTCACCTTCGAGATAGACGTGCTCGACAAGACCCCCGAGCGTCTGGACGTTTCCAGGGTTTCCCGGCTGATTAAGTACGTCATCGATGACATCCAGACCCGTGTTGCAAGCGGTTGCGGGGAGATTGCTGGTAACGTCGGCAGTGTAGAAATACATGACGAAATGACACTTGAGCGTCCGCTTATCGTCGACGCCTTTGCCTGTTCGGAAATGTGTCTCCCCCGGATTCTGCACAAGGAAGATCGCAGGAGTCGCAGCACTACCGCCGGGAATCTGGGCATGATGATAGAGAAATCTCCCGGTCTGAACGAATTCCGCCTGTATGCGCGGATCATTGAAGACCAGATCAGCAAGGGCTTGGTAGATAGGTTCACGGGTTGCCATCAGCTTTTCATCGCGTTCTGAGCCGCAAGCAATACCGTCTTCTGGATCTCGGCAATGATCAGAGGTTTCATCTGAGCCAAGGCGGGAGTCAGGAACGGTCTAGCCGGGACCTGCTTCACCCCGGGCGGATGCTTGGCAAAGTAGGTCTGGATCTCCTTGGCGCTCGTCAGGAACCTAGGTCCGCCTCGAGCGCCAGCGCCGACTTTCTTGCTGAAGCCAGACTCCCAAGCCGCGCCATAACTTACGTTCGTTCCCACGTAGGAAGTCGCTACCGTCCCGTTACGCTCGAACCTTGACCGAGTATCCCCACCACCTGTAATAGAATCCGCCAGACGGCCCGTGACGCGGCCCAGGTGCGTCGGACGCGGGCCACTGAGGTATCCGGTCACAACTTGTCTCTGAAGCTGTACGCCGAGCTGATAGACAGTCAAAGCAACAGCGTCAAAGACCTTATCCGGCATGGCCTTGAGCCTTGCGATGACTTCCTTATCCCCGACGATTGAACCTGTAATCACAGCCAACCCCAAATGATTGCCCCACACAATGCAACCTAACGCTATTCCAAAGACGATGCCTTTAACCGCGGCAAGGTCGTCCTCGTTCACAAATGAACACCACCGATCAGGATTGAAAGCGTCCAGCAAGCCAAGCCTGCCGCGAGCAATCGAAAACGGTACGGATCGACAGCGACTTGCCAAGCAATAGCTGAAAGCAAGAACAGAATGAATGCCGCAACGATCAGAATTGTTCCCAACGTAACCATGATTTTCCTTAGTAAACAGGGTAGACACGCTTATAGGTCTGCATCACACCCAAGGCCCGCGCGCTGATTGCGGGATTCAAGAAACTGATTGTCTGCCCCTCTGTTCCTTCCGAGGCTTTCCCAATCCGATCGCGGTACTTGAACCAATCCCCGATAAGATCAATGCAGGCTTGTTCAATATCCGGAGGTGTGGTCGCATACCCGGCCGTGTACGTCACATAAATATTCTGGTAGCCCTGACAGAATTGATAGCCAGTAAGCATGATGCTGATGTCGTCATAGACATACCCCCACGGCGGCGGGATAGAAGCACCCGGACCTAATGGGGGTCGGACAGGAACAACCGTCCCGTTAATGTTCAGAGACTGAACACTGACGATAGGACTCTCTTTCAGCACCAGCCGATTACCGTTAATCCCATTCCTGACCTCGGAATAGGACTGCAAGGCAATGGTCCGCGACATCCACGTCTGCATGTAATTCGACGCAGCCGAGATCAGCCGCGACAACATGGACTCCGTTGCAGCACTAGGAGGATTAGTCAGCGGTGGAACCGTGAGGCCCAAATACTCCTCAAGGTTCGCCAGAGTTGTTAGATCACCACTCACCGATAGCTACCCGTCGCACCAGTCGGGCCTGTGAATCCCGGAGGACGCACCCACTGCCCCGGATAGTAGGGACCGGTTGCATGGGTCCGCTCATCCCAGTAAGGACCAGTCGCTCCAGTCGGTCCAGTAAACCCGTAAGGACGACGCCAGACAGGTTCGGCAGGGCCTACCGGGACAACCCTAACGTAGTTCATCTTCTCGAGTTCAGGAGCTACGTCGGCAGGAACCATGACGTAGCCTTCCTTGATCTCATACGAGCGTTGCCCGTAGTGAACCGAATCCGTAGCGCCCAGCGGCGCTTTCATTTGTACGAGACGTTCCATGATTAACCTTTCGGCAACGTGATAGTTTTCTGTTCCGAATAACCCGCATGAGAAAGCATCACCGCGTCCGCGACATCGCGCGGGACTTCGGCTACGCCCTCTGAAACCTTGTAAACCTTGCCCCCGTGATTAACGGAGGTAGTCCCCGGAGGAACCCTAAGCTTTACTGTGTCCATGACGACTCCTTAAAGTCCCCAGCGGCATAGTGGTGCCGCCAGGGAGTACAACTTACTGACCCGCTGAACGTACACCAGTTATAAGCCCAAACGCGGGAGGAAAATACATTTGCAATAGTCCGTCGAAGTACACGCCCATCGTCCGTTGCATCGTCACGACCGGCCAATCGACTGACCAGTAATCCCGACGCAGCGTCTTCTGTACCAGATTCGGCACGTTAGACAGCGGGTACGGATTGGTCCTGCTATAGAACAGGATCGTGCCGGGCGGAATGAACGGGTGAGCATGAACATCCAGCGTCGGACTTCCGAAGCCAATCGGGTTGACGTACTTGGTAAACCGACTCGATCCAACCAGACCTTCCGCCGCATCATCGTTCATGAAGAACGGCGCCAAGTTGGTGTTGCCCGTCAAGATCAAAGCCTTGGCTGCGACCTGATCCACCGAGGACATGAAGATATCCGTGGGGATCAAGCGATAGTTGGTGAAGAAACTGGAGAGTGCCGCATCGATCTCGGTCAGACCGCCCGAACCTGAACCTGAAGTCGTCAGCGGCTGACCGGCCAGATCCTTGTGATACGCACCTGAACCAGCTTGCAGGATCTGCGTAAACAGTCCGTTGTACTGGAGCAGATTTTCTGACGTATCGGTTGAAGGCAGGGCAGTAGCAAGTTGCGCCCCGCCAGCAGCCGCAGTCTTCAGCGTCACTGCAGGAGCACCCGTAATCGCTGCTAGGGCTTCATTACCAGCGGTTCCGAGGAACCACGCATAACCGAACGCACCTGTAATTCCTGCGACACTCGCGGTAACAGAACCATGATTCGTACCGCCGCTAACCGTCAAGCTTCCCGTGTTTGCTGACTGAATGCCAGAAAACCCGTTGATGGTATCCGTCGTTCCGTCCATGTTGGCGCGGACATACGGAAGCATGACGCCGCCCGTAACCGTCGAACGGATCATCCCGTCATAGGTCAGGGCTACGCAGATAACGCTGTAGGTCGCGTCCGCCAAAGTCCCGCCGGTAGTCGCGGCTGCGGCTGTGACCGTGCCAGTAGTACCAAGCAGGATGCTGTTGTTGCTACCGATGTCGAGAATTTCCTCGGCTTCCATCAAACCCTGAAGCGTCGTCGTGCTCATAAGTGCCATCAGGTCTTCAAACGTCAACCCGGCCAAGTACGCCTGCTCGGTCACGAAGTTGTCGAGGCCCAGGGTATAAAACTTCGCCAGATTGTCCGTAGTGGTCTGACTCATTGCGCCACCGCGGTGCCCTTCCGAAAGTCCGGGAGAGATACGCGATGGGTTAACAGCAGTCACCGAACGCCAGTTAGCCTGGATACCAGTACCGCCAGTGACGCGCGGGATCATGTTGCGAATGATCGTGGTGATCGGATAGAGCAATCGCGCGCCTTGCTCGAGGTCATACTGAGCCAGACCAGAGACAGCCGAAGTCGGGCTAATGAATCCCTTGGCAACCCACTCGGCACTCATGTTCTTTTCACGGGCCTGACGCAGCATCGTCAATCCCTTGATCGGATCGGCGTCGAACGGCGCGCCCTTCTTGATCGTTCCCCAGGGCAAGCGCTTCTGCAGCCCTGCATTGATAAAGTTCTGAAGTTCCATGATCGTTACTCCACTACTGACTACATTAGTTGAAGGTTATCGAAAAGGGCTTTAGGCCCCAGCCTGTTCCAGCTTCTTACGGGATGCTTCCCAATCAATTGAGACGCCATCCGCCATCTTTTCAAA